CATTATCAATAGACAAATGAAAATCTGGATTTAAACCTTTTGATTTTAATTCATCACGATAATATGCTCTTGCAAAGTTTCGACCCATATCAAATCTTACATGGACTTCATCTTGCGCAACATATTCTCGACCCTCATCATCAACTTTAGTTATTGGTCTTTGAACATAGAAACAATTATCCTCATACAATTCGCCACCAGAACGATTGTATTTTGAGATCATTCTTCTAATTGTGTCAACATCTTCTTGTGGTTGATGATATCTCACAACTTGTTCAATCTTCTCTTTTGCCTTTTCACGCATAAGATCGTATTGTTCTTTTGCTTGTATCAATTTGTCTTTTACTTTATCTTCGTAAAAAGATTGAAATTGATCTGCAATCACTTTTCGCTTTTCTGCGTTAAGTGTTAGTCTTTTTTCTTTTTGCATATTGAACTCCTTTCTTTGTGTCCTATATACTCCTAAATAAAATTTATGTCAAATAAAAAAATAAAAAAAATTTTTACGTCTGCCTTATTTTTGCCACATTTATATTATAGGATTATCCCAAGAAAGGAAAAAGATATGGAACTAAATAAAACATTTAAAATAACTTTTTGGGCTAAAAAGCACAAAAAACATATAACAAGAAATGCAAAATGGACAGACCTTTGTCGATACTTTACATCTAAAAAAGGTGTGCCATGTATTACTTACTATGACCTAGACAACAATGGTTATAGAACTGCAACAACAAGTTGGAAAGTGCAATTATGACATTTGAAGAATTGGATAAAATTCAAAAAGACAGAAACATAGCTATCGAAAATTTACCTGATAGTTTTAGAATGCCTGATAAAGAAATTTTGTCAGGCATTAATCAGTTATTCGAAATGATACAATTGAATAATGAATTGATTAAAGCTATGGATAAAAGAATTAAACTATTGGAGTTAAAATCTAAATAGTTTATTGGGACAACTACAGGTTGAACTTAGAATTAAAGCTATGCAACCTGTACTGATCCCTGAACCCGCGTTATGTAAGTTAAAAGCTTCACCTGTACAGGTTGTGGGTTCTGGGATCAGTGTGAGAAGAGTTTGATCAACTCGTGATGGCCCGAGGCGGGCGCTCTACACTGGTCACTGATCCCTGGTCTATTGGCAGTCGATAGGCTGTTAAGCCCTGGTGCACCGGTAAACAATTGCCTGCTGGGCTTCAATCCGATAGACCTGGGATCAGTGAGAGGACTCTACCTGGAGACAGAATGCTGTCAGCGAAGGGGTTGCAGAGCCTCGCTGGTCCCAAGAAAGGAATTATGAAACCAAACGCAGGGAAAGAGTACAACAAAATTTTAATAAACCATTGGCGCTGGCTTCAGGCCAATGGCACCAAGGAGCAAGCTGCAAGCTGCAAGCGTCAAGCAGCAAGCTTGACAAGAAAGCTGTATAATGATATAGGAATTTATAGGAAAAAGAAAAAATGAAAACAAGTGAAGCATTAAAAATTATAGGTGGCAGCCTGTCCAAGCCTTCAAAGATGCCTGGCTGGTCGATAGGTTTACCTGCCAAAGAGTGCAAGACAGGCGGCAAGCTGCAAGCTGTGAAGGGCTCAGTCTGTTATGACTGCTATGCTCTAAAAGGTTGTTATGTTTTTAAGGTTGTGCAAGATGCACAATACAGAAGGCTGGCAGCAATCAAGTCACCGCTGTGGGTTGCTGCAATGGCCCACCTGATCAACAGCAAGAAGCCGGATGAATTTAGATGGCATGACAGCGGCGATGTTCAAGATGAAGAGCATCTTTTAAAAATTTATGCTGTATGCAGGTTGACACCTTCTAAGCGTCATTGGATGCCCACCCGGGAAGCATGGATCAAACACTTCCTGAAGGACAAGCCAGACAATTTAGTCATACGATTTAGCGCTCCGATGGTGAACCAGCGAGCGCCTGAGTCGTGGCCTAACAGCTCAGAGGTAGTAGACAAAGACTTTAATTGCCCAGCGTCTCTTCAAGACAACGAATGCAAAGATTGTAGAAAATGCTGGGATCCTGAAATAAAAACTATAAGATACCACAAACATTAAATTATGCTAAAACAAAATATATATTATGCTGTAGACGAAGAAACGGGTAACATAACCCTGGACCTGTACGAGATGGAACAGGAAGCCCTCAAGCAGCTCAAAGAAAAATTTCCAGACAAAGAGGTTGAATCTGCTTATGTTACTTAGACACCCAAACTATTATAAGAATTTGCGCAAGCTAGCGCGCAATAGGGATTCGCACGTAAGGCCCATTTCAGGCTGTGCGGATTCCGATACGGATCAGGTCATTAGCCCAACAAGAGCGACGGCTCCAAGCAGGCGTGCACCTGGTCCGGGCCACAAGCGGCAAGCGTCAAGTGGCAACAGGCCCAGACGCGAGCTGCAAGCGGCAAGCGTCAAGCGCCAAGCTGTTCAAGATGCAAGCAGCAAGCTTCAAGCCCCAAGCTGTGAGGAGCAAGCTTCAAGCCACAAGCGTCAAGCTCCCTGATTACCTTCCCCTCATAAAGTTTTACTTGGTTAAGGGAGAGGGCCTTAACTAAGATAAATGTATTCTTCGGATGTCTTAAATGAAATGAAAATTGATGTGGAGAAAAGCGTAATGTGTTTCCTCTTGTAACTTTTAATTCGATAGTGAAAAAGTTGCCAAAACTATTATACCCCAGTAGATCAGGAGTGCCCCATGCAGCACTATTTTCCAAGCGTGTAAATGATAATTTGCAATTATTTTTAGTAATGAACGTTTTAATCTCATGCCAAAATTTTCTTTCTGGTTTCACTACTACAACTTTTTAATAACCTTACCCATTTTCCATTTTTCAGGTGAGATTGTGAAGACCAATCGATGAGATTCTCTTACTCCTATTAATTTATTTTGCAATAGTTTTATACCATCAATGTCATAAAATTGTCCGTTTGGTAATAGGACTTGAACACGTGCATTGCCAGCTGCTTCGCCTTTTAAAAATTTATCTAAAGCTTGTCTTAATATCTTTCCGGTAAACATAGGTTGCTTTATAACTTAAGTTGTATTATATATCAAGTATGGGTTTACCAAAAAAATTAACTGAACAACAAATGAGATTTGCATACGAGCTCGTCACCAATGAAGGTAGAAAAACAGCAACAGAATGTGCAATTGATGCAGGTTTTAGTAAAGACTCTGCAAGACAATACGCAAGCAAATTACAAAATCCAACCCTATACCCACTTGTTGTTAAATACATTGGTGAACTTAGAGAAGAGTGGCAAAAGAAATATGAAGTCACTTACGAAAAACATATTGCAGAACTAGGACAGATTAGAAAAGAAGCTCTTAAGAAAGGAGCGTGGTCTGCTGCAGTAAATGCTGAGGTAGCACGAGGAAAAGCTGCGGGTCTGTATATAGAGCAAAAGATAATACGTACCGGTAAACTAGAAGACCTAACAACAGAAGAATTAGAACAGCGAATGAAAAAAATAATCGACGACTATTCACCAATTCTAGATGGGGTGAGTGAAGAAGAATTGAAAGAGAAAGTAAAACAAGCACCAAAAGGAATATCAAAAAGGTCACAATAAAACTTTTTCCATTTTAGTAATACATCCTAGAGGAAATACATTACGATCTGAAAATAACTCGTCATTAGACTCATGCGTACCAAACGTCCATAAATATTTTTTATTTTTATCAAATACGTAAGCGTGTGTAATCATAACCGAAGGAACTAAACCATATGAATCATGAGCTGTCGCGTGTCCGCTGTCACCCGTTGGATCAACCCACGTGATTTTATAATAGTAATAACGCTTCTTCTTGATAAGAACAGATTTGTATTTCGATTTTTTGGCTACCATAGTGTTTTTTTACAGGATTTTCAGGTTTTTGCAAAACGCAAAAAAGTTTCTCTCGCGAAGGGTTTTGAGACACCTTGAGGCATCATTGAGACACGTTTGAGGCAGTACTTTAGCTAATAATACCAACACTTTTAGTCCATTGAGACATTGAGACGGTATGTTTATCTTTTTTATTTTTATTTTTTTAAAAAAGTTTAAAAAAAATACTATGGGACGCCTCAAAGCGGACATTCGAACTCCTCTTTCACTTCATCAATGACCGTTGGCCCCTGGTTCCTGAGGCCTGGCACATGAAACCTCCAGTATTCATCTACTTTTCTTAGCCAATTGTGGCAACGCGCCTTAAATTCGTCAGGTTTTAGCCAGAATTCTTGTATCTCACCACCCATAACCGATACCAATACCAACCCAGCATTGACTTTAGTTCCATACATATCGTTGTGGGCCATCGCATACGCCGCCGCTTGGTTAAAATAATCCTCGCATTGTTGTTTTTTCTTAGGGTTATTGGATTGTTTGAAATCAATAATACACTCTTGTCCCTTATATACCCCAATAACATCAGCTGTGCCAGCATAGAGACCATCGTAGGCTAGCATAACTTCGTTTCCCCACACCTCATCAAGGTTATTTAGAAAGCCGTAGTCTATGATCGCCTGAGCAAGAATTCCAGCCTCTTGGCCTGTAGGAGTTAGATCCGCATGACGTTTACCAGTCATCTCTCCTTCAAGAATCCTATGCATAATTGTACCCCGTACAGCCGCTTCATTCTTAATTCGTTCAGCCTCGTCTTCACCGACACGTTCACGCCAGCGAGCTAGAGCTATTTGTTTTGATTGGTCAGGGACTGCGGATAGGATCGTTGTCACCGATGGTAATTTTTCTCCCCATTGATATTTACGCATTCCATTGTCTTGAACCCTTGCGTTCTCAGGGTCAGTTATGTATTTAAACTTATTTAGAATCATTCTAAAGTACTCCTTCCCTTTTTTTCCAGTCTTCTAAGTCTATTACATTTCCTTCTTTCAATTTTTTATCACTATAATATTCGATTATTTGTTGGATCTTTTCTAGTTTCACGTGAGACCAAGGCCAGATTAATAAGCATACGTAGTAGGCATCTCTGAATGTTGCTCTCCATTTCCATTGCGGTAAATACTTTGTGCCATCTTTTCTTTTGCCCTTAACTCGTTTGGGTCGAAGCGTGCCACATCCTAACGTTTCATGTACCCATAGGAGTACAGAATAATCAGTCATGGTTATTTCCATGTTGATTCGCATACTATTTGACAAACGATAACCAGGTTTGCCTCCGTGTTTCTTTTTCTTTTCAATCCCTCTTTTGAAATGCACTGACCCTTCACCATCAAAGAGGCCAGCGATGTACGCTTTGTCTGTATCAGCAATCATATTTTCTCACTATTAAAAGTATAAGCATCACAATAATTGAAACGATTATACCGATAAAAAATAAACCAATCATCAAACGCCCGCTTTCCGTGCACGTACTAACGGGTCGCCAAAGGCTCGAATACTCAGGGTAGGTTTTAGCATCCCGATATGTAACCTCCAGAGGTGTTTAGCGCGTGGCATTTTTTTGTCACCTGGAGCTCGTCCTTTTCTATTCTGTTCTCTCTAACATACATTTTGTATCCCCCATCTCTTGTGTTTTAAAACCATTAAAAGTCAGAGCAAATGCTATTGTACTCATTTCATAAGTATCAATATCATCAAATATAAATCTAGTTCCTTTTCTACTTCTGTTTGCAAACCACATAGCTTCTCTCATGACTGCGTCTGTAGTGTGTGGTCCATCAAAGAAAACAAGATCGTATGTATTACAAATTTTTTTCTTGCCATTAAAATAAATTGGCACTCCTCCACCAAACGCATTCATATATTCAGTGTCCTCCAATTGGAATAGGACCGTCTTCGTATGGTGTCTAAAACTTTTTAAAAAATTATCTTTCATGGTGTTAGGATATGTAGGACGTTTAAACGATCCATCACTTGCAATCATTCTTTCACCTTTCTCATCCACCCAGTATTCAACTAAACCTTTCTTCTTGTCTACATGTTTGTAATCAATATCACCATAAGGATCGATACCGATGTGAACATGTGGTGCTTTTATGTTTTCACATATAACATGAGAGCCGTAGCCTTCACGAACTCCTATCTCTGCAGTTAGTATAAAATCAGTAGACATGACATTCAATTGATCAGTCCATCTAGCTAATTTATCGTATTCTACACTATCTCCACTAATCATAAAATTTTTCTTTCTGGTTCAAATTCGTGTAGGACTTCCATCTTTTCTTTGGCGTTAGCAATTTTTTCAACTAATTTATTAACCTCTTCGATGTGTTGAGGATGTTCACCGATACCAACACTATTATTTAGATAGATATTAATTGTTGCATCAGCCTCAGCTATCTCTGCTTCGTATTTTTTTTCTAACGCCTCCAGTATTGCTTTTCTCATATTATTACTCCTATTATGAATCCAACGATAAAACCTGCACAAGTTAAAACTATTTCAGTTCTGTAATACAGACTCCATGTGGATAGTTGTTGTTTCCATTTTTTATTGTTGATGGTTAATTTGCCTTTGAACAATATCATCTTCATCCTCCACTTCTATTTCTCCTTGGTTATTACAAAATTCACAATCTGCCCAAATTTCCTCTCTCGCTTCTGAGTAAGGAACTTTGACAAATCCATTACCATTACATACGCTACATATTTTTTTCATTTTACCACCTGGAGTCGTAGTGATAACCGGCTGTACGTTTGGTGGTATTATGTAAGTTTTACTTTTCATATTTTCTTTCCTTTTTAAAAAATTGTTTTGCTTTCATTCGAATGTATTCATGATCAAAACCTGCATACTGACATACCAATGCAAAGTCTCGGTTAGGTTCTAAAAAATATTCTCTAGCTGAACGCATAAATAAATCATTTTTAGGTTCTCCATAACTTTTATTACGCCAATGTCTACCCACTGCGTCTTCTAACGCTACGATTAATACATTTCTCCATAAAGATCTTAATGGATCTTTTGTTTCGCCGTAATTAAGCGCCTTTGGAAATAGACTTTGCTCTGCCATTTAATTTTTTACTTTCTTTATCTACTAACATTCTAATTACTTGAGCTCTGGATAGGGTGACCCCTGGTGCCAGAAGCTTGGTCAGCTTATCAATTTTGCCATAGCAGTCATGATCAACTGCGAGACTTTTGTATTTGCTTATGTCTGTCATTTGTTGTATCCTTTCATTTTTATACAATCATATAGGATTATATACAATATTTACAATAGGTGTCAATGAAATTCTTTTTAACAATATACATATGTTCCAGCTTAGCGGGTAATTGTTTTACGACTGAAAGTTATCCAAAACCCATAGACAGCTATTATGATTGTGTACGCCAGGGATTGTCTGAATCATATGATTTATTATATCAAGGTGACTTTGCTAAAGAAGATGTAATAAAGTATAGAATGTATCCTAGGTTTGCTTGTGAAGAGGCTGTTATTCCACCTCCGAAGCCCGATGTAAATGAGAAGCCAGTCGGCGTGTCAACTGGAACCATTGTGCGTACGCTTTTTCGTCTCGTGACTTATACCATAAATTAGCCAGTCGATCTAATTCTTTAACGCCCTTGTCCACGATAGGGTTTGAAGTTTTTCTTTTCATGACGATTCATCCTTTTTTTGTGTCTTCCTATTTTCTTTCTTGATTTTTCTCGGTAGGTGTTTACTCCGAACGTTGTCTTTTTAGCCATTCTTTATCACTCTCTTCTAGTTTTAAATATCTAATGCTACCATTGATATGTTGTTTTGTATCGTGTCCACAATTTGTACATCTATAAAATTCAGAAACAATTGCAACTAATATAGTATGTTCTCCACATTCTTCACAAACACCTGTAACAGTGTCAATTCTTCTAAACACTTTAAACAATGTCTTTAGCACTTCCCATTACCGGTTTGTATTTAGTTTTACCTTCTGATTTGTATGCGTGTAAATAAGATGCACGTCTGCCTTCTGGTATCCAGCTGCAGTGAATCCACCCGCTATTTGGTTCACCCGGAGTGTAGAACTCGAGGATCAATTGATCTGGTTCAAGATTAGATTTAATCCAATCAAAAAGTTCAGCGTTGTCTACACCAATACATTCGAAATCGGCGGCTTCTGCACGTGCATGCTGGCTGTTCCGACTCGATCCAATGGCAAGACATAGTTCTTCACTACGAAAACCGCTCGTCACCTTTACTCTGCCGAAATGGTCACGTACCGGCTGAAGAATATTTTCGCATAGTGCTTTTAATTTTTCTATTTGTTCTGCGTTAGGATTATTGTTAATACCTTTACGGATCGCTGTGTCCGATTTAGTGAGCTCTGAAAGAGTGAAATTACGTGATAAGTTCATATTTTAAATAAAAAACAATTGGCGTATGATATCAAATCATTGTTGTTTTTGAAATGTTTTTTTACTTTTTTTATTGGCTCTATTACTTGTTGTATGCATATACTATCATGACCTGTAAAATAACCACCCTTTTTTATTTTAGGATAGTAAGCCATGGCCTCTTCTAAACATTGTTTTTCTGTCATCATAGCATCAAAAAATATAAAGTCTAAAGATTTATCATCAATATGTTCTATGGCATCTAAAGAATCTTTTTTTATAATAACAACTTCTTTACCTTTTGGTGTGCCATATTCTAGATTTAACATAGCTATTGACTCATTTAGTTTCATTTGTTTTTCATCTGTCGTCTCCACTGGAATTCCATTTGGAACTCTTCTTAAATAATCTGTGTAGGGTTTCCAATTATCAACACCAATTAATTTTTTTACGTTGTTACAATTTTGTAGAATTGTTAAAAAACTTTCTGCTCTAAAAACACCTAGTTCTAACCCAGTTAAATTTCTACCCATTATATTTATTGCAGAGATAAGAGGAGATATATCTGTCTGAGTTACGTCTTTATACGCTGTCAAATGTTTGTTCATTCTTTTTCTTTCTATTATATTTCTTTTTGTTTTTAATTACAAGTTGCCTGAAACGTGGTGTACGTAGCATTTTTGCAATTCTATTCGATGATGAGTTTCTTGATTGACTTTGAGCCATCTATATTATCTTCTAATTCTGCGTTACCACGCCAGCATTTATATGTGACTGACTCTGAGTATTGTCTCTCAGCTTCACGTTTATGTCGAAGGCACATCGCCATCGATTCTTGAATTCGTGCTTCTTTAATTTCTCCGTTTACAAACATTAATAATCCGATTACAGCTTCTATCATTGATGACTCCCGTTTGTGTATTTCATTTCTCTATTTGCATCTTTTAGTTTTTCAATATCTATCAAAACCTTATCCATTTGTTTTCTTAAAAATTCTATGTTGACTTTGTTTAGAGCCATGGATTCTATATGTTTGTTTAGCTTGTCTGTAGTCTTATAAAGATCTTCGATCATCATGAATTGTTCAGAATCAGCGGGAAGTGAACCTAATTGTCCACGTGGCCATTTTATTCTAAACTCTGTGTTCTCTACTAATTCTTTTTCCATTAACTGTATTCTAGTGTCCGCAACATTTAGCCGTTCTACAATCTGAAAGTAACCCATCGTGCCAAGTGCTACGATGATAATCAAAGAGGCAACCGTCTTCATTGGCATTTGGACGGCTGCCTCTTCAGATATGTTGAGTGGTTTATTACTCATTATTTTTTCTGCCAGCTAAATAACCAGCTAACAATTTTATTCCATAATTTTTTCATTTTACTATCCTCCACTTTGTTCTCCACTACACATGTAGAACAAGGTTTTCCTCTTAAACGAACACCACAGATGATGCAAACATTTTCTGGTTGTGCATATCTTATACTCATGTTTTTTTCTCCTCAATTTCGTAGAAGAAGTTATCAGTGTCTTCCGTTCTCCATTGACGAGTGTCCTCTACATTCCACTCACTCGTTTGGACTTTCCAGTCAGGTACATTATCCTTGACTGTAAAAGATGGTATATCCCATATAATTCTGTTGTTTGGCTGTGCAGCATAATTGCCATCATCTAATGCCAATATATGTGCGCACTTATGTTCGTGCGGTATTTCCGAATGGTCGGTGTCAACTATGTTACTCTCTGGATGTGCAAAGTCAACCGTAAATAAGTATTTACCTGGGTGCCATTTTTTATCTTTGCCGATATATTTACCGGCTTGTCCGTCTAGGATATCCCAAGAAGTAACAGCAGGATAATAACTAAAACAATTCCAGAGCTGAAGCTCATCAAG